ACGTGCTGGGTCAAGGTATGTCAATAGACGATACGCTGCACCGAGGATTACAACATCTTTTGTTGATTCTGGCAAGCCAGTTTGTGTTGAGTAGTCTTGTGAGTTAGTGGTAAATGATGCTGGGTCTGTCGCATAGACTATGCGTACTTTACGCCCAGAGATAGGATACTCACCAAAAGTAATAGTCTGTGCATTAGCACCAAAGGCTGTAGAATCTGCAGTTGAGTCGAAGTCATATCGACGAACTGGAACCCACTCTTTAGATGGCCCGATTGATTCCCATGATACTGTAATGATGTTCTTAATGTTTAAGTTGTTAAACGCGTATGTTGTTGTTGCTGCGTTGAATGTAAATGATGTTGACTTGACAGCAAAGATGCTAGAGCCAAGTGAACTAATAGTATCGTTGATTGCACGCTTAACTGAGTGACGTGGGAAGGTTGGGCTAATAGTAACCTTCTTGTCAGCAAGGTGTGTATCAGCAGTAGAGCCTAGATATCCACGACCGTAAGGAGCAATGGTTGCTGTATTAGAAATACGGTCATATGAGTCGACCCATAGCAACTCTTCATCAATCTCAACTATACCCTTGCCTACGGACTCGGTAGAACCAAGAGATAGAATAAGTGGGGAGGCACTTGATGATGTCGTTGTTGTTACTGCAGCCTTAAGGTATGTTGCTCGGTCTTGTTGAACAGTGTAACCCGCAAGGTTAATAAGGACTTCATCAATCATGTTCTCTAAAGTAATTGTCATGCGTCGATACTCCTTAGGGCAGCAGGCGCTGCTAGTCCAGTAGTTGATGCTAGTTCATTACAGATGCCATCTATGTCTTTGAACTTATCACGGGTGCGTGAAGAGGATGCTTTAATGTTTAAGGCTCCAACAGTTGCAAGTCCAGTAGTCGATGCTAGTTCATTACAGATGCCATCTATGTCTTTGAACTTATCACGGGTGCGTGAAGAGGATGCTTTAATGTTTAAGGCTCCAACAGTTGCAAGTCCAGTAGTTCCAGCCCAGACGTTAGCCGCGCCTTGTGCATCTAGATATTTTGCTACATCGGTTATCCCAGCGAGTCTGTTAAGTTCTGCTGTTAAACTGCTTCCTGCTTTGCCTAGTGCCATTATTAACCTTTCGTATAATGCTTTGGTAGTACTAAATTAGATTTCTTTTCTTCTTTAACTCCGCCAAAGAATGCTTTGTAGTAATGCTCATCAAATGAGAATCGTTTCATATGAGGAACTACCGCACCTGTATGACAGTATACTGGAATATCTGCTTTGCCAACTAGAGCAAAGAAGTAGATATCTTCACCCATGAATGACTTACCAGTTCCAATTTCATTGAAGATAGCAATCTCGTTGCCAACTGCTTCAATAATCTTGTCAATTACATTTCGGTGCATAAGAACAAATCCCATACCCGCTGCCTCAACTTTAATGAGTTTATTCTCTGGCATTGGGTGAACTCTCTTGATGCCAACCACACCATCTTCTGCTTCTGCAAAATTAAAGATAGTTGGCATTGGAATCATTAGAGGTTCTTCTGGTGTGTCTGTTGTAAAATAAACTCCAGTAAGGATAGGGCGTTCTGCCACATCCTTGTTGTCCCACAGAAGTCTAAACTTTTCTGGACTAATAACAACATCTGAATCAACCCAGAGTAACCACTCTGAGGTGTTGTTCTCATACCAGTAACGAATTATCTTTTCACGCTGTCTAGCAATCTGATTGCCTTGACTTCTTAGAGTGGAGGTAAAGTTGATGTCAGATTTTAGCATAACGTCTGTAACGCCTTGCATAAACTTGCCATCAACCATACCATTGTCACACCATGCAATAGATACTGTTTCTTGTGCCATTGTCCCCACCCTTGATAGTTACTTCTTTGTTGTTGTCTTTTTTGTTGTTGTTTTCTTTATTTCGTTAGTTGCGCCTGCTGCCCCACGGGTTGCAGTTTTTGTCAGTTTAGGCTTTGGCTTAGTTGCTGCTTTTGTAGCGGCAGGTAACTTAATGCCCTTAGCCTTTGCTGCTGCCTTCATTGCATCGTACTGTGTCTGAGATACTGGCTTACCAGCCTTGGCGGTAACGCGACCTGTAGTTGAGAATGCCTTGGTGGAAATCTTTTCACCTGTACCAAAGATAGCCTTGCCAACGCCAGACTTTGCAAACTTGCCAACTGCTGGCGATAACTTTGCTGCTGCGCCTGCGCCTTTACCTCTTGATGCTGCTAGAAGTCCAACTGCCGCAACTGTTCCACCAATAACCTTCAACTTGTCTGTTGTTGACTGAGGCTTTTTAGGTGTTGGCTTAGCGCCAGTCTTAGTCTTACCAGCCGCACCTGAGAATGGGTACGGGCTCTTACCTGATGTGCCTACTGCAGATTTCATTGCAGTCTCTAAACGCTTTGCGCCGTACATACGACGAACGCCTTCTTGGAATTCACTAGCAAGTCCTCCTGCTGTCTTTCCATTCTTGCCAGCAAGTGCTAGGGCCTTTGTCATGCCTAGTCTCTTGATGTCATCAATTGTCTTTTGTGATACCTTAGTACCTGGAGTTACAATAGTCTTTTTCTTTGTTGTTGCCATTTTACCATTTCACCTTGTCTGCCCAATATGCGGCACTTAGTTTTCCCTTGGATATATTACTTGCGTGTCTTGCTTTGAAAGACTTTCTTCGTGCCGCGTAGGCTGCTGTTTCCCCAGCCTTTTTAGGTGAGCCAGAAACGCCTTGTTGTCCAAAGCGGATGGTCTTAATCTGGCTACCTACCTTAGCCACAACAACGTGTGACTTAGTAGGGTGGCTTGGAGTTTTCTTAGGCTTGTTAAAGCCTGCTACTCCAGCCCGAGTCAATCTTGAGTCTTTCATTTCTTCTTCTTTACTGCCGCGTTATCTACTAGATTTGGATAAGGTCGACCTGCTGCTTTAGCACGTGCCTTAGCCTTAGTTTTTTGCGCTGGCGTTAGAGGGGTTGATTTCTTTTTAGGATTTGGTTTATCCCAAAATGCTTGCTTTTTCATCGCTTTGTTTTTTTCATGCTTTCAAGCAACTTCTTAAGATATGCATCATACTGCGCACCATTCATCGCTGCGGTGCCAGTAGCCTTAGGTGTTGGCGTTGGCTTTTTCTTTGGTGGGGTAATCTTTCCAGTCTTGCTATTTTTGCTGCCGCCACCTGGAAGTGAAATCTCTAGTCCTGCCATGATTACATGCCTCTCTTGGCTTTTGCCTTAGGGGTTGGTGCTACCTTAGTTTTTGGAGGATTAAATCCAAAATCTTTTAGAATCTTTTCTGACATTCGGTCTACTTTTTTCTTGGCGCCTTTAGTAGTTTTATATTTACGGTCGTCAGCCATAATTACATGCCCTTCTTGCGAACTACTGCTGTCTTCTTTGCCACGCGCTTAGCGACGGTCTTCTTGACAACTGCTTTCTTCGCTACCTTCTTAGGACCATATTCAATCATACGCTCTACTTTGCCTTCTTTTTTCTCATGCTTCTTTGATGCTTTTTTAGCAGCCTTCATACCCGCTGCTGTGTAAGGAAACTTCTTGCCTTCTACTACTGGCATTATACTTGTCCAATCTCTTTCATTACTTCGGCGGTTTTTTTATTTATCTGATGCGCTTTAGGCATAGTCTCAGCATTGTAAGCCGTACCTAAATTTTCTGATGCTACGTGTGCTGCTTGAATCTGTGCCATAGAGGTCCCACCTGGGCGCATGCCCTGGCTTCTTGCATCTTGATAGGCATTAAGTTCTGATTTCCATTTCTTTTCAGAAATGTCTCTAGTTGTATCTCCAGTATTAAGTTGTAAACCTTTAGCCTTGCATCCAAAGCACTCATATGGACCGCCACACTTGGTGTGGTCTACTGCTTTGAAATCTTCTGATATGAATGGATTCTCTGATATTTCATTGCATCTAGTACATCCGTACATTGCTACATATGAAACCATGTCGCCATCTATTAAGTTGTACCCCCACTTTACTACTTTTGTAATGTGGTCACATTCACTGTTCTGTAAAGTTTGCTTCTGTAACATCTACGCCCCCTGCAATTAGTGCTGCTTTCGTTGCATCATTTACTGTATGCTCGTATCCACCACGATACACTTCTTCATACTCTAGTAAATCTTCATCTACTGGATAACGTGTTTGGTAATACTCGCCATCACTTTTTACAATTGTAATCCCTTTGCGTAAATTGGCAAAGTAAAACAACCTGTGTCCACCAGACGGACCTTCTAGTACATATGGTGGTTTGAATGTCCAGTTTGCCATGTTACTCCTTTTAATGGATTTACTGCTAAGCAGGGAGATTTCTCCCCCTGCTCAACCGTCAATCAACTATGCGATTGATGAACCTGATTCGATTCGGTATAGTGCTTCTTCGCGGTAGCGAGCAAAGCCAAGTACGCCGTACCAACCCATTGGGCGGTGACGCATCAACTTGTCAACTACTGGTCCAATTACTACGTGTGGCTCTTCGGCAACGGCTTCTGCCATTGCTTGCTGTCCAGCGATAATTGTGCGGTAGTTACGAGCAGATGATGCTCCGTCTGTAGCATTGTACAAACGTGCTGACTCTACGAAGTATGCACCTTCGTATGTACCGATTTCTCCTGCCCAGATACGGTCTTGTGCAGAGCCGTATTGGTTTGGAAGAAGCCATCCTGCTGAACCTGTCTCAGCACGAAGGTCGTGTGAAACTTCTGGGTGGATACCAGCCCAGTATAGTGAACCCTTACGGGCAACTGACTTGTTTGCACGTAACTTTGCTACAGCCTTGCGGATGTTAGCAGAAGATAGTGTTGCAGCAGCAGTAATTGTTGCTGTTGATGTTGCAGTTGAACCTGCGTAGATTACGTTTGTTCCGCCGCGCAATGTTGTCATTGCTACTGAGTCAATTGAATCTGCTAGGTTGAATGCGATGATGTTAGCAATTGCTGGGTCTACGTCAGCGAGGCTGAATAGTTCCAAAGCACGTGTTACAAGAACAGAGTTACCATACTCGTTAAGAGTAATAGTAACAGATGTTGGTGTAGACATTGCTACTGCATCTGGGTCTGTTGTTTCTGTAAGAGCAGTTGTTGCTGCTGATAGGTCAACGTAGCGCTGTAGCACTACTGTTGAACCTGGGACTGATTGCTTAGCAGGACGCTTATCTGCGACTGAACGAATTAGTGGCTCTGAACGTAGAGCAAATTCAAGAAGTCGGTCATAAGCCTTCTGTACTAAACCAGCAGAACCCGCTGTGCCGCCGAGGTTATCGGAAGCAGTGGATACGTATGCGTTAGCCATTTAGGTTATTTCCTTTT